CCTATGCCAGTGCAAATGCGCACTTCGCCAGCATCTATTGACTTTTCAAATATCGCAGTGCAAACAAGTGGCGGAACACTTGCTGGTTTGTCTAGCCTAACAATTGATCAAGGTAGCCCATTAGCGGTGTCATTGGCTGCAATTACTGGTTCATCTTGGACTGCCAATCAACCTTGCCGAATGATCAATAATAATAGTAGTGCTGGCTATGTCGGATTTAGTGCGGAGTTGTAAAATGGAAAATGTAACTTTTATTGAAATTGAAACAATTAACGGCACCGAAACCCACGCCATCATTGACCGTGGCAACGGGGAATTTACCTCAATGCTAAAAAGCACCTATGATGAAATGATTGCAGCTCAAAACATACCAACGCTATAACAACAGTTCGGGGGAACTATGCGTTTTCATATTGTGGCACTGCCACATACACAGGTAACAAAAGAGTTTGCAGGGTGCGCCTTTACTGAAAAGGTGCGCCGCTTTTGCATAATGATGCACGATCTTGGCCACGAAGTATTCTTGTATGCAGGTGAAACCGTTGAGGCACCTGTTACTGAATTGATTACCTGCGTGGCAGATTCCAAGCGTAAAGAAGCCGTTGCAACCGTTGCCCACTACACCCAGTTCCCGTTTAATGGGCCTTTGTGGGATGAATTCAATGCCAATGCAATCAAGGCAATCGGCCAGCGCATTGAAAAGCAAGATTTCATTTGCCTCATCGGTGGCAGCGCACAAAAGCCAATTGCCGATGCCTTTCCTGCCCATATGTCGGTGGAGTTTGGCGTTGGCTACGGCGGTGTGTTTGCCAAATACCGTGTGTTTGAGTCTTATGCCTGGATGCACTCAATTTATGCAGGGTGGAAAAACCCAACAACTGCCGATGGCCAGTTCTACGATGCGGTCATTCCAGGATATTTAGAACCTGAAATGTTCCCATTGGGAGATGGGCAAGGTGACTACTACCTGTTCATTGGTCGCTTGATTGACCGAAAAGGCTACCGAATCGCCCAAGAAGTATGTGAGCGACTAGGCAAGCGACTTATCTTGGCAGGGCCTGGTGAGCAAAGCGGGTACGGCGAGTTTGTTGGGTCTGTTGGACCTATCGAGCGCGCAAAGCTAATGGGCGGTGCCATTGCCACCTTTGCACCAACACTGTATGTAGAACCTTTTGGAAATGTAGTCATCGAATCACAGGCTTGTGGAACGCCAACAATCACAACTGATTGGGGCGCATTTACAGAGAACAATCCTGATGGGGTTTCAGGCTTTAGGTGCCGTACTTTGGCTGAATTTATGCAGGCAGCCGAAGGGGTCAAATACCTAGATCGCGCCAAAATCCGCAATCGTGCCGTATCGCTCTATAACCTTGATACTATCGGCCTTCAATACGAGGCTTACTTTCAGCGATTATTGACCCTTTGGGGCGATGGCTGGTATCAGATGGGGGATGCAAATGGATAGAGGCGAAATACTAGATGAAGCCAAACGCCTTACTCACGGTGACAGAAACAAGAATTATGGCAAACCGCTTACAAATCATCAGCGCATTGCAGGTTTGTGGAGCATATTTTTAGAAACTGAAATTACACCTGCTCAGGCTGCAATGTGCTTGGCACTTGTCAAAATTGCTCGCCTTATTGAAACACCTGATCATCTTGATAGTTTTGTTGACTTGGCGGCCTATGCCAGCATTGCAGGCGAGATTGAAACCGACATTTAACGAGATATTTGAAAAAGTTATTGTTATCAATCTTGCTAAACGGCCTGATCGAATGGCGCAGATTAAAGAGCAATTAGATGCTCATAAAATTACCTTTGAACGCTTTGAAGCTATTGATGGGCAGGAACTGGGCGTAAGTGGTGTTGCCGCCTGCACAATGAGCCACCGAGCAGTCATTGAGAAATACAAAGATTGTCAAAGCCTATTTATCTTTGAAGATGATGCACAATTGAATTCTGATTTTGAGCAGTTATGGGATAAGTTTATTGTCAACCTACCCGATGA